CTTGTGTAACTATCTTATCTTTGCCATTCTCAGTAACAGTTACAGTCTCAGTTGTTTCAGTCTTATCATCATCAGGACTTATTTCTAAATCCATTCCTCCCGGGATAGCTTTACCCAACGTTGGATCCAACGGTGAATCAGATTGCCAGCTCTTCCCGAAAGAATTCTTGTTTACAAAGTTATTTTCTATCTGATCTTGAGCAACTTTCTTAGTAGCACCTCTAGAAATCTCTTTACCAGCAACATCCCTTCCTACATAGAAATCTCCTTCTTTCTGTACCATAGTCTTCATTTGTTCAATCTGAACTTTGTTCTGCATTTGTGATACTAATTGATTCACCATCAATAAATCTATAGGATCAGCACCATTTATAATAGCTTTACGGAATTGAGCCAACGTTGCTGCATGGCCTTTTCCTATTTCTCCACCTTTTGCAAGCTTACTAATATAATTATCTAAAGATGTTGCCCTACCTCTTGCTGTCCTTATAATAGCTAATTCTTTAATGAATTTAGTAGTAGCCTTAGTGCTTCCACCCTTAGGATGTAATAGTTTATACCAGAAAGGTGCCACATCTCCTTTCTCTGAGAAAGCAGTACCTACTTCTTTCCATGATTCAACACCAGTCAATTCTTTTTCTAAATTCTTTATGAAAGCTTTTCTCTTATAGACTTTACTAGCTCTTTGCCATGTAGGAGAAAGTTCTTCTGGATTGATACCAGCTTCCATTACAACTCTTTTATAGTCCTTAAGTGTTGCTTTCTTTGGATCAATCTTCATTCTTTTAGCTAATTTAGGGTTGTTCTCAAATAATCTCTTACCTTCTTTGATTAATGCTGATTTTAGTGCTGGAGTTTCTGATAATACTTGTAATGCTCCAATAGTTAAACCAGTCATAGCAGCTTGAGATGCTGCTTGTCCTACACTGATTCCTTTTCCTGTTAGAGCTTGTTGTGCAAGGCTCTCATTAAAAGCTACTGCTGATGCTCCAGTTGCAACTTTTGCAATTCTCTCTGCTGTAAAATGTTTAGTAATATACTTCATGGCTGGGACTGCTTCAAATATCCAAGCTGTAGCTAATCCACCTGCTGCTGCTGTAGCTACTTTGCCAACCTTACGAGGCATAGAAAGGTCTTTATGTGTTGTTCTTACTTCTCCTAATTCTTGTAGTGCTGATATAGCTGGGAATGAGAACATTGGTGGTATTTTAAGAACACTAGATGCAACATAAGGAACTATGCCACCAGCAAACTTAGTTGAAATGTTCTGTACTGGATTTTTACTTAGTGCTTCTTCTTCTGTCTTTGAAAAGAATTGTCTTCCTGTTTTAATCTTATGTGCAGTACCGTATGTAGAATCTAAGAGATTCTTAATAGTACCTGTTCCAAGAGCTTGTTTCTTCTGCTCTTGGTCAACTACTTCATCGATTGACTTGTCACCGTACCAACCCTTATACATCTTCTTGCCGTACTCAGTCTCATTAAACTGCTCTAGCTGTCCCTTCATGCCTTCAGGAGAAAATGGAGATACCCCTGGCTTAGAAAACATAGACTTACGCTTAGGTGTTGAGCCAGCTTGCGTTGGGTTAGCCGTTGGCTTGAACTTGGCATCATACAATTCATCAAAGGACTTAGCCTTAGTGTTAGCTGTAGTTGTCTTGCCAAACTTCTCGTTATATAAATCATCAAAAGATTTAGTCTTAGTCGCCTGAGTACCAAACTTGGCATCATACAGTTCGTCAAAAGTAGCCATGTTATTCCTTATCTAATGGATTCTGCCATCTTCTTTTGTAATTGTTTGCTTGCTTCTTCTAATAAAGCACTTTTCTCTTCATCAGTACCAAGTTTATCGCCTCCATTATCTTTCCAGAACTTAGTAATAAATTCTCTCTGAGCATCTGGAGCTTCAATAGGCTTATCCTTCGTTACTTCTGTATAAAGAAGATCTACTGCTTCTCTTTGAGCTTGTACTCCTGCTGCCATTGCTTCTCCCATAGAACTATATGTACCATCTTTAAAAGATTGTGCGTATGGAAAAGCCATCATGCTCTCACTAAACTCTTGTATTTCTTCCATGACCTTGCCTCTAGGAGTTAGTTTAGCTCTTATCTGATCAGTCTTAGCAACATCTAATGCACTTGGTACCTTCTTAGCACCACGTTGAAATCCTTCTGGTATATTCTTCTCTTTGTATTCAAGAGCACCGCTGTTTACAGCTTGACCAAAAGCTTTTCTTGCAGAGTCAGCTTCAGCATAGGATTCATCTATTTTCTTTTGATATCCATAGATATCTTTCTTAGCTTGAATTTCTTGTTGAAGATCTTGTTGCTTTTGTCTCATTTCTTGTTGTTTCTCAGCATAAGATACTTGCTGTTTTGCAAATCCTTGTGCAAATCCTCCAATAATATCAGCCCAAGCATTTTTCTTTTGTTGCTTCTGCCTATATGCCCTATTGTCTACTTTTCCTGTAGTGTATCCTCCACTATGTGGTGTTGCCATCTTAACCCTCCTTAATATCCTGTTCCCATTATTGAACTTGATTATACATGCTAAAACTATTAGACGTGTTTGTTGCTGCAGGGCTTTTATATGCAGCTATTGACGAACCAAAATTGCTTGTATCAAATCCACCATAATCAAATCCACCATAATCTGTCCCTGCATGCATACCAGTATTTCCGCTATTATTATTACCCATATTCTGAATACCCCAACTAGCCATATTTCCAGCAGCACTACCAAGACCTGAGAAGTCTGGACCTGCACCTGCTCCACCACCAGAACCTCCATAATTAGTAGTATATTCTGGATTTCTAGGCATAGCTGCCATTCCTGATGCACCTCTCCACATATCTTCCCTTCTATTCTCACCTCTCATCTTTGCAATATCAGCAGCAAAACCTGTCTTTTGACTTGCCATTTCATTACCTACTCTACCAATATTAGCCATCATAGCCTTATTTCCAACTCCACCCTGAGCTCCTGCTTGCATAGCTAATCCAGCAGCACTGTTTCCTCTATTTCCAGCAGTGCCAAGATACTCTCTATTGAGCTTTCTTTCTTGCTCTACCTGCATACCTTGATAATAATCTTGCATCCAAGCAGGTTCTTCACCCTCCATAGCACTACTATACATTTCTCGTTGTTGATCTCGCATACCTTGATAATCATCGTATTCATCAATATAAGAGACTTCTAATCCAGGGGCTTCTTCCCCTCCACCTAACATACTGCTAAGAATTCCACCTCCTGCACCTATTGCAGAACCATAGATCATAGCCATACCAGCTGACATTCCGACTCCAGACATATCATACCTCCTTTAACATTTTTATAAAGTTATCTTTTTCAGTATTAGTTATCTCTTCAAAATCATCAGTAAAGAATTCATCTTCTAGTTCCTTAACTGTTTTAACATTAGTTGCATGAATAGTAATAAAGACACATTCTTCATGAGTATATATAATACGCTTAGTACCAGCAAGTGTTATTCCATAATGAGGAGCCTTAATCCTCTTTATTCCATCTTCTGTTACTATAGACATATCACCTTTCATAAGAAAGAATGGAGCTTCTCTCCTATGTATTCTAGTGATAAGAAGATGATCAATAGGATTAGTAATCTCTCTCAAAACAATACCATCAGTCCAAGTATGCTTTAAAGGATTAACTCTATCAATCATTTCTTTATCAAATAAAGTCTTATCTTTCTCTTTAATCTTGTTTTCAAATGCCATAATATCTCTACGAAAGATTTCCTTAGCTATCTGTTTCTTTTTGATAGTAAGATATGTGTACATTTCATCAAAAGAAAAAGTGTGAACAAGACCAAGCTTATCTGTCCAATAGTCAAATTGTTTCTTAGCTTGATCTCTAGTAATAGTTGGTACAGCCTTGACCATTGTCTCCATGTATCTCCTTAAGTTAGTGCCACATAGCCAAGGTTTCCCTTGCCTGTTGTTACATATATTCTTTTAGTTCCTGCACCATCATCATAGATAGCGATCTCTCCAGGACTTAATGTACTTGTCGTTGGGACAATGTTAGTATTCTGAATACCTGCTGAATTAACAAACAAAGAATCTAACATGTTCTTTAGAATAGCTACCTGTGGTTTATCGAAGCTAGTTATGTCTCCTGGTTTATTTATCATTATAGTATCATTGGTGCCTCCGTATACACCCCTTTAAGTTCGCTTAGTCTAAATGAATATAAATCATTCTTTGATACAGCAAAGTTAATATCTTCTCCCCTAGCTGTATCTTGGAAGTAACTCTGCCAACGTTCTGGGAAAGAATCCAACGATACATCAAATGAATCATCTGAGATATTAGTTTCCCATGAGAAAGTAAAAGACCCCTGAGTACCTTTGTGTACTGTTCCTATCTTCTTAAAGAACTTATCTTGCATAGGAGTATTAAAGTTCCTAAAGCCAAACTCATACATATAATTAACAGAAGTCTCAGCAGTCGTATCTCCCTTTTCATAAGTGTACTTAACTACAAAAGCGTTAGTAAAGTATACTCTTGGGTTAGAATCAGTTGTATCATCAGCAACTAACTCTATGAGATATTGAAGCCATATACCTGCTGTTGATGTGATTGTACTTCCATTAGCATCAGAGTAAGCTCCTTCCCACTGCTTGAACGTAAGCTGTCCTGTCCCGTCATCTGTCCAAGCAATCTCAGTACCTCCTGTTGTCAATGAGATTTTGAAAGTATCATTACCAGTCTTTAAGACATAATACAGGATAGTAGTCACTACCCCTGTTGGCATTGTAGTTCCAGCACCAATGACAACCCTGTCTGTGTTGACTAACCCATGTGCGACTAAGGTAAATTCAATGTCTCCTCCATCATCAGCAGCAGAAGTAATATTAGTAGCAGTTTCTACTGCGGATTGAGTTGCTCCTGTTCTAGTGTGTAGAGCAATTAATGTAGTAGAATCTGTGTCTTCATTCCAATAAAGCTTATTTAAAGACTCTGCGTTTATCTCCTGTGATGGAGACTCCCAGATTCCATTGGTATATGTTGTTTCTATGGCATCATTGTAATCAACCATTGAACCTATAATCTTCTTAATAAGAATGAAAGTAACAGACTTAGGTGTTATTGCTGTTCCACTAGCAAATGTTGCTGTAACTGGATGCTCATGAACTTTATCATTTGAGTTATAGTCATCACCACCACCCCAAGACCCACAATTTGTTGAAGTTGTGCCAGGAACAGTATGTACATGAGCACCATTAGCCTCATCCCCAGTCTTAATATCATCTGAACCTATCTTAATGTATCTTCCATCATATGTATCATCAATGGCCCATCCATTACCTGGAGCTCCTGCTCCTAGATATAGACAGTAAGCAAAGTATTCTTCTCCCTGCCATGTTTGTTCTTCTGCACCAATCTTCTTTATCAGTGGGAATGAAACATAATCAAGTTCCCATGTTGAAAGATTTGTATTAGCTGGAGATAACTCGTAATCATGCCTATGATTTAAAACCATATTTGTAGTGGAATAGTATGTAGACATCGTACTAGCAACATGACCACCTATCTTATATCCACTTGTTCCTGATGCAGTATGTGTATGCAATGAAGTAATAGCCTCAAATAATCCACTTGCTCCTTCTGTCTTCATACAAAGATAATGATTAGAAATAGAATCACCATGCAATGCTGTTGAACTCTCCCATCCTGTTGGTGAGAATGACTGATCCCACATTACAAGAGCACCAATCGGGAATACATATTCAGTAGTTGTATTGTTCTTATAAAACATACGTAAGAGTGTATGTCGAGGTAAAACTTCAGAAGCTCCAGACGTTCCAGACAGCTCATGCCTATGTGAAAACTCATCTCCAGGAGTACCTGTTTCACCATGCGGTTGATTAGCTGGATTGACTGTTGCTAAATCACCTGTGTAAGTATGAGTATGTGTTCCTCCAGCAGTTGTTCCATATGTTGCGGCTAGTTTTAATAGTCTTCCTGCGTATGTTGTTATCTCTGTCCATCCATCACCAGGAGTTGTATCTAAGTTATCCCAGAATATACATACATCATCAGGTATAGACTCTGCTGCTTCAATTGCACCTATTTCAATATAGGGAGAGTTCTCAGACCCACCAACAAAGATATCTGAACTCTCTCCATCATTACATTCTGTCTTAGTCCTAAGCCTGTATGCATCTTCAGACTTTATCGCTTTAATTATAAAACCATTCTGAGAGTCTCCATAATAAAGTTCACCAGATTCATCGTCACCTGTCTTAGCAGCAAAACAATTTGCTCCAGAGATTGTATCAGATGTCCATAAGTCATATCCTAGAGCTGTTCTCTTAAAGTTATATCTCATAATTCTATTATGATACTGAGTTGCAATAGTAGCATCAGTGTAAGCAGCTAAGAATATTCCTTCATGCATGAACCCAACGGTATCAGAATAGCTCGATGGAAGAATATCGTCTGTATCAAACTCATCAAATACCGGAGTCACTTGTGCTCCATCAAACCTATACCAATGATCCCAACCTAAGAATACAATACCATAAGGTGTTTGAGTAATAGACCATTGAGCAGGTGAACCTGTAAAAGAAATAGGATCATCAGCATACCAAGACGTTGGGTTAGCTCCAGATGTTGCAGATGTAATATGAAGTATTCTGATAGTATTCTTCTTAACACAAATCATCATGCCGAGCTGAATAGGAATACCCATAATCTCATCATTATCATCAGGAGATATCTCCATGAAGTCTAAGTTAGATGTTTGTTGTATAAAATGAGGTAAGTATGGATTAGCATAATAAATCTTGTTTGGATAGCTAGGATCACCTGCTATGAACAAACGCTCTCTATGAACTTTAAGTATGTTTCCTTTAGGCATATCATCTGTAACAACTGGATAAGCCGTTGTTAAAGAAGCATCTGCTATATCATCTGAATAAATTGTAGTTGTATTGTCTGCTATAGTAGCTAGTAACTTCAAGGATGATCCACCACCTTCAGTTCTATAAAGCTTTCTATTGGTCGTTCCTATTGGACCCAACGGTATATTTGTAAGCTCTACTTTCTTAGATGCATCTGTAGTGATAGTATTACTAACAGCACCATTAACAGCAGCATCTGCATCAAAGGTTACTGCATAGTAATATTCAGCAGTTGCATCAAGGTTACCACCAGCAGTGCCTAGAACAGCCTTACAGGCCCCCAGTTCCCACGTTACGTTAGAAGCCGCCCCATCGTATGCCCAGATGTTATCGTACCCGTTAGAACACATTATAATGTCTTTATAGACTTCAAAGCTACACCTCTTACCACTGGTTAAATCGCTTCTTATCTCAGTAAAGCTACCTGCTACATCATCTCCTACATAAGCACTCGTTCCATGAACAGCAATAAACTTAGTAACACCAGATGAAGTATAGAATCTCTCCAACCCTAAGACAGCACCGCTACCTATAGATTCAGTATTGAAATAAGTAACTGGGTCTCTCTTGTCAACAGCTCCAGGTTCTTCCTCAAACCTACAGTTCTGAGCTGTCTTGACCCACTTGTCTTGAAGGTCTAAGTCTTCAACCTGATTGTTCATACCAGGGAGTGTCTTTAATGCAAATTGTTTTAATTGGTCTGTTATAGGCATTATCTCTCCATCGTTTTAGACATCAATTCTTCGTCTGTTCGTTCTCTTCCTAGTTCTATTTTATAATCTTTGATCTTAGCAAAGTATTTGTTCCACTGATCGTTGGCTTTATCTCCAAACCCACGGTCTTCAGAACCAGAAGCTACTGCATAATTAACTGCTGCTGGGTGCAATGGTTCAGGTATCTGAGGATTATCTGAGTCTGATGATAAGTTAGTATGAGCATTAGCAAAATATATTCTTATGTAGCCTGTTCCTGCGTTATCATCATCTGGTGGAGGATTAAATCCAAAGGTATCTCGTTCTCTATCCCAGTAGTACTTCTGAGGGATACTTGTATTTGAGTCATAGTTATATGTAGCTGTTTCATCTACTGTAGCATCGTACCCAACGTTGGTTCTCCAACCTGGAGAATCCTCATCAAGATCGTCTGTTAGAACTGGGTCTAGCTTGATCCAATCAGTACCACTCTTGAAGAAATACACCTTCTCAACTGCATAAATATTAGCGAAGTGGTCTGTAAGGGTATATTCGTTAGACTTAGCTGAATCTGTATTAGCTTCACAGCTTATAGATGTAATGTATCCATTAGCTTTTATACTCTTTGTTCTAAAAGAAAGGTCTTTTAGTGCTTCGTTGATATAGCTGGTTAGTTCAGCATCAGTCCAGAAAGCAGAACTGGTATCTCCCAATCTCTTTCTAACTCTTGTTCTTAATTCTCCTAAATTCATCTTATCCTCGCTTCTATTTCTGTATATTTAAGACCCCATCCTAAATGGGATCGCTTATTAGATTCTAAGTCTCTTTGAGTCTGACATATAAATCCACACTTACCACACCTAACATATTTTCTATCATTATAAACAGATTCATCATTATTTCTTCCATAGTTAACAGCCCTTGATCTAACTGGATCACTCCTCTTGCTTTGATATAAATAGGTACCACACATAGGACAACCCCCAGTAACAATAGGATCATATATATATCTTTCTATGGTAGATATCTTTAAAGATATCCTTATTTCTAAAGGCTTAACTGTAACATTAATACTTGCCATTATTCAGCTCCTGCTTCAACTTTTTCATATTTAACTCCCCAACCAATGGTAGAGCCTTCTTGAGCATATTGATCTCTTTGTGTATTACATACAAACCCACATTTACTACATTTAATATAAGCATCATCTTTATACTCACCTCTATCAAAGTTTCTACCACTTCTAACAGGCTCAGAGTATATTCTTCTTTTACTAACTTGATTAGCTCCCCTTCTGTATAAATACGTACCACAGAATGGACAACCACTCTTATCAATAGGGTTTCTTATATATCTTTGTATATGTATAGTAGCTGCTTTAACTGTAGTTTTTAAGTTAAGACTTCTATCCTGTGTAAAAGAACAACTAGAATTTACAGTATGGGTTCCTAACGTAGCAGTTATTGTCTGTACTGTAATCGTGACATTAGAATCTGTTCTGACAGATGGACCTAATAAAGTAAGAGTAAGAGATCCATCATCAACAGTATAAGAAGATTGGAGTGTAACAGGTTTAACATTTAGTACTGAATCTAAAGCACTAACTGAAAGATTGTTATCACCAGTAATTGAAGGAGACTTTAAAGTGGATGTTAGTTCTAAAGCTATTGCATCTATCTCTACTGCATTAGAATAAGTTATATTAGAAGTTAATATATATGGAGTAGTATTTCCATGAGAAGCCCCAATAACCCATCGATACTGACCAGGAGGAGAACCATAAGTTACATTTACTTGAGTAAATCTATTAAAAGTCCAAGTTGCTTCATCTAATTGAGTTTGTCCTAATCGAGAACTAATAAAAGTTCTTAAAAAATTATCATCTGAATAAACACGTTGTACTATTTTCAGAGCATCAGTAGTAGCTAAAGAAGTTTCTGGACAACTCCAAGTTGCAGATTGTTGACCAGACCCATTAACAGTTCTAGTTGTTTGAGCTATACCATTTCCTATTAGAGTCTCTGAAGAATCAGAATGTCTTATATAAACATCTGAATTAAAATAAATACTAGAAGGAGGTGAAAATCCTGTATCTAGAGCTCCCCAAGAAAGTGTCGTTGATGTATTTGAAGTATCAAGGACATATCCATATTGACCATTTACAGTATGTAAGTCTGCTCTATTATAAAAATTTACTGTTGCCATTATTTTCCTTATGCTAAAGTAATTATTCCATCACTATCCCAA